TCTTTGTCGATGTCATTGAGGAAGCCGGCGATATAGGCCTGGCTGAGCTGTTTCTGCTCAGCAGCGACCGACCGACGCGCACCGGTGCGGGCGACGTTGGTGCCGACAAGGAACGACTCGAGGCCGAGGTCTGGACGATCCGACCAGGTGCTGCGGATGTAGCCGACCAGCTCGGCGCGGCGGCGAGCGTTGAGCAGCGCGTTGCGCTTCTCGATAACGGCAGCCAGTTTGACCTGGTTGCCCATCTCATCGGCGGCCTTCATGGCGGCTTCTTCAAGGCCTAGCATGCCATCGGTGGCCTGCAGCTGCTTGATGCGCGTCTGAAGATCGCCAACCAGCTCGGTCAGTTCCTCCAGACTCAGCTCGCGGCCAGCCGATTTGGCGGCGGCCTGGATAGTGTCGATGCAGTCTTGAGCAGCCATTACGTCCTCAACTGACAAAGCGCCGCGGCGCGATAAGCGGCGGCAAAGGTTTCGGCATCTGCGACCAGAGCGTCAGCCTCCCGAACGAAAGGAGCCACGTCGACGCCGGCCTGGGAGGCCATCTCCTGCGTCAAGGCAAGCTCATCGGCAAGCATTCGCTCGGCGCCTTCAAGATCGGTACCGTCCAGCGCGTCGGCCGTTTCGTCGGCCATGTAGGCAGCAGCTTCGCCTTCAGGGTCAGAAACCGTTTTGACTGGCTCCTTGATACGCTCAAGAGCTGCTTTGCGCTTCGCAGGGTCGGCAAGGTGGAAGAGCGGCTCAACGTCGATCGGGCGCCCCGTAACGGCCTGTGCCACTGCAGTGCGCAGTGCGCTCTCACGCACCTGCCATGGAGCCGCCTCAGCCATCGCCCTGGCCGTCTGGCGCAAGTCAAATCCACCAGAAATCTGACCTGCACGTTCTGCTATCTTGGCCTGGTAGCGCTCGGGGATCTCTCCACGACGCAGGCGTGATAGCTCGGCGCGAGCCTGCTCTGCTCGAGCGTTTCCAGAAAGAGCTGTTTCGACCTCTTGCTGACGCTCAGTGAGGCGCTTTCGCTCCTCGGTGATTGCGTCACGCGCCGCACGCTCTGCCTGTTTGCGCGTAAGGCCCTGCCGCTGGAAATCCTTGGCTCGCACGCTGTAAGACTCATCCAGCGACGCCAGGCTTTTCTCGATGGCACTGCGCTCGGTTTTGAGATCTCCCACGTTAGGCAGGCGGCCGGCAGCTACTGCTTCAAGCTCTGCGCGAATCTGCGGAACCAGATCGTCACGCGCTTGAATAGCGGAGGCTTCGGCAATCCGCACACGGTCAGCCTCGATGCCCCTGGCCAGCGAGTCACTCAGACGAAGCATGGGATCATCGTCGCCGCGCCGTAGCGCGATCTCTGGCGTCGTCGCCCTGACCTCAGCGCCTTGCGGAGCTTCTGCCAGTGACTCGACCCTGACTTGCTCGAGCAGGTTGCCACGCCGAAGATCGCTGACCAGGCCGCCGGCCGCATGCAGGCCTCCGCCCAGAACCGAGCCAAATGCCACGTTGAGCAGGCTATTGGTCAGGTCGTAATCGGCCTGATCGCGGGCTGATGCGTAGAGCACAAGCGGCTCCACCAGCGCAGCACCAACCGCACCTTCAACTGCGCCAACCTGGGCGCGCACGGCAGCCCTTGCCATGGCAGACTGCCCGGCCCGGGCAAGCAGAGAGGCATAGCGCGCCTCTCCAACTACTGGGATGAAGGCAGAAGCTATGTTTACCGGATCCATAAGCGACGCGCCAAGCCCGGCCAGCAACTGCACTGGAATGGTCGAAGCTGGGGCGTTGTCGAGGATCAGCTTGCGCTTTAGCTCTTCACGCTTGCGTTCGATCAGGATGTCCAGCGCACCGGCACGAATGCCGGCGTCATCGACGGTAAGATCTAGGCCTTCTTCCTTGATGCGGGCGCGAGCCTGCTCGGCTGTTAACAGTTCAGAGCCTGGCTCTGCCCTGATAGCTGGAGACGTAAATCCGCGAGATGTCATGGCAGGCCGGATGACCTCGCCACGCTCTGCCTCGTCTAGCTGCGCTAATCGGCGAGCGGCGAAGACAGGGTTGTCGAAAGCCTGCTGGTCCCACGCAGCTTCTGCTGCATCGAACTGACCAGTAACGACATCATCAAGGATGTTTCGGTCACGCCGGACGATCAGGCCTTCGGTAAACAATGTCATCGCACAGACCTCGTCTTGCTGTAGTCAAGCATCCTTCCTTCTGGCATGGCTGCTTCGTTTTGCGGCGTGAATCGCGGAGTTACCGCCTCGGCTGCTAAGTCATCGAACTTGCGCGTAACCGGGTTGCCGGCCCTATCAAGCACCGCCTCGCCGCCGTAGTACAGCGCCACGCCGCTTTCATCGGGCAGGGTGACCCAGTACCCGTCTTTCTCGATAGCGGCCTTCACGCGGCCAGCAGCGAAGTCCTCCGGCACACCATCTGGCGTGCGGAAGTTCAGCGTCATCGGGTCCAGCGATTCGATGGCGCGTTCAGTGCCGGCCTCGATCAGGTCGGCGTCGTAGGACTTCGGCACGCGGTACGTGCCAAGCAGCGTGTACTTGTCATCGATGAGCGCTTTCTTCGCCAGTTCGACCGCGTCCCGCGCGCCCTTGCCCTGCCCCATGTAGGCATAGGCCAGGCGTTCGGCTTCGTTGTAGAGCGTAGAGAACGTGCGCTCGCCGCCAACTTGACCGGCCAGGGTGTTGCGGAACTCAGCCATGCCTTCGTTCAGCGCAAGCTTGGCGTCGCGCGTTTCCGTACTGTCGAGACCTTTCTTAAGTTCTTCAGTCTTCAACGAAGCAATCCGGGCCAGCGTGGCACTGGTTTGCGGATCGACGCCGGAGCCAATCACCAGCGCGGCCCCTGGCAGCTTGTCTTGCAGTTGCTTATAGACCGTGGGCCAGTGTTTGCCCCACTGCTGCTGCAGCTGCTCAACGAGCTTTGCCGCGTTGCTCCCGCCGTCTTCGGTACTTTCGAAAGCGGCGGCAATGCCGGCGGCCTGTTTCTCGCTCAACAGCTTGGGTTGCGACGCGCCAAGGCGTTGCTGCTCGGCAAGCATGGCCGTTGCGTACGCTTCGACGGCCGCGGGGTCGCCTGCTGCTGCGTCCTCGGCTGCCTTGCGTAGCAGAGGGCTTCGACTGGCAACATAGGTGGCAGGATCGCGCTGCAGCTCTTCGCCAAGGCGTGACGCTGTGTTGACCAACTGGCCGAACAGCTTGGAGTCGACCGCAAAACCTTCCTTGGCGACGCCATCGCGGGCCGGCTGGAACTGTTCGATCAGCTTGACGCGCTCTTCTGGAGAGGCCATTGCCACCTGGCGAATAGCACTTCCGATCTGCTGAGTCTTCTCGAACTGCGCGTAGCGGTCTGCACCTTCTTGTGCACCATACGACGCGATGAAGTCCGACTTGCTCGGCGGGTTGTCGAACTCGTAGCCGGACAGGTAGGCCGACTGCGCATCAGACACGCGACTCGACAGTTCCGCCCGGGCGATCGCCTGAATCTGCCTGGCCTCGATTTCGCGGCGCTTGATCTCGCGGTCGATCAGATTCGATACACGCACCTGGTCGTCGGCAGTCATCTGCCCTTGCGCAGTCTCAAAGTACTGCTTCGCGCGCCCAGGATCCTCGTTGACCATGCGCGAGATAACGGCCGTCGCCATGCCGCTGTTGGCCTGGAGCAGGTTGGCCTGCAGCATCTCCTCCGGGAGGCCCTTGCGCTCAGCCTGCGCCTTCAGTACCTCATTGGCCGAGCGCTGGTAGTAGGCAATCTTCTCCGGGTTGTTGTAGTTCAGTGCGGCGCCCTGCATGGCCGTCTCGAGCTGACCGCGGTCGACGTCATCGTAGTAGCGCTGGCGCTCGCCGTATTCGTAGCGGTTCAGCTCGCGCGAGATGGACTCACGGCGCTGCGCAGCAACCTGGGTGAACAGGGCACGCTGCTCTTCTGATTTGAGACCGTCAGCGATCTTCGCCTGCGCCTCCTCGAACTGAGCAAGCGTGTTGTTGGTCACGTCGAGCGCGTTCTTGCCCTTGCGGGTGTACACACCGCTTTCCGGGTTGAACAGCGTGTTGTGCTGCCAGTCGGTCAGCTGCTTGTCGGCCTCGAGCAGGGCTGCTCGATTGGCGTTCTCGCGCTCCTTTTCGACCCGGCGCAGCATGGCATTCTCTGCCTGCTCAAGGCCGCGGGTGAAGCCTGACGCATCCGGCGCCCGCATGCTGAACCCGTTGGAGTTCACCGGGCGCAAGCTGACCTGGCGCTGCGAGTAATCTGGGACTCGTGCCATCAGGCGCCTCCAGCTGCAAACATGGCGCCCTTCTCGGCGCCGCCCAGGATAGAACCGAACGCTTCCATCTTGCCTTGCCACTTCGCCAGCTTGCCTTGCTGCCGCTGATCCATCGCCTGCACCCGGTAGCCGTAGGCCTCGCGCGCGGCGTTGTTGATGATCGTAAGCGCGTCCAGCTCGCCCAGCGCTGCGGCGTCGTTCTGCACCTGTCCGGCCGAGCCAGTGTTCACGTCGATGTTGCCTGCCGCGAAACCTGTGCGCTGTGCACCGATGACCTGCTGCGTGGTTTTACGCTGCTCATCGGCTTCAATGCTGCCGCGCTTGATGGCATCCCTCGCGGCCTGGTTCGAGATTCCGGCATTTACCTTGGCCACTTCGTCCAGGTACTTGCCTTGCTCATAGCTCGCGTAAGCGTTGAACAGGTTACTCACGCACATGGTTGGCGCCTCATCCAAAAACAGTGAAACGGGAGGCCAAGCGGCCCGTATGGCTCAGGATCGCCGAAGGTAAAGCCGAGCCAGCGCAGCCAACGAATGGCCGCCGCGTTGCGGACATCGACGTAGTTGACCAGCACCTCATGGCGCGTGAGCATTTCTGCTACCTCCGGTTTGCAGACCTGCAGGAACGCCTTCGGAAAACGCTCGACATGGCGCGTGCTGATCAGCCACGGAACCCCGGCCTCTGCCGAATGCCGAGAATCACCGAATACAGCCACCACGAGGCCGCTCACGACGATTTTTGACGCCTTGCAATGGTTCGCCAGCGCATCGGCAAGAGCTTTGCGCATGGGCGTTTGCAGGGCTTCCTCTATCTCGTCGCGGTCGGCCTGGCGGATGTCCGGCAGGATCGCATCGATATCCGCCTCACACAGCGGCAGAACTTCAGCCTTTACCACTGACAGTCACCTCGGGAATGACAGCAAGGACAGTGAGCGGGAGCGGATCTGCCTGCTGGATGTAGACGCGACCAGACTCATCCCACACAGAGCTGATCTTGAGTTCGCTCGGGCCTGTCAGTAGCGGAATCGGTGCGTTGTATCGCTGGCGATATTCGGGTTTCTGCTCGTAAAGCTTGTCGCCCTTCTTGCGCCCAGCCATGAAGCCGCGCGATTCCTCGACGTACACCGTGACGCTGGGGATGATCTTGCGCTTGTCGAGCAAGGTTTCGTTGCCTGGCACGTCTATCTCGAGCGTCTCGATCTCGGCCACATACGGCAGGCCAACATGCACCACTGCGGCGGACGACTGCAGGGTAATCGACCCGCCAGCCACTACGCGCTGCGGGTGCACGTCGCCGTCTACCAGAACGGAAACGGTCTTGCCCTCGAGGTGGGACAGGCCAGACACGGTCGTGGCCATCAGCGCCCAATCGCTCACCGCAACGTCTCGCAGCGACTCCGGGCATATCTCGAGCAGCTTGGCCGTCATCACAGTGGACGACGTGAAGCCCGTCAGCTCGATCCGCACAATTTCATCGCCGGCCCGTAGACGCAGGCGGCGACCGATAAGGCCTGCACTGAACGACGAATGCCCGACGGCCGTTACCGTGACTTCCTCTGGATACTTCCAGTCCGTTCCGCCGCTGAGTGTCAGCGTCTCGTTGGTGGCATGGTTTCGGCCGTCATAGGTCAGCCCGCAGTCGACAAAGAACGCGTCTTCGATATCCTCGATCTGGCGCGTCTCTAGTCGCTCGATATAGCGCTTCGTAGCGCCATTGATCGTGCGGTTAACCAGCAAGTAAAGAGCGTCCTCTCCACCCTCTGCAATGCCGCACACCGACTCTACAGCGCCATCGGTGTGATGCTGATGCCAGGCCAGCAGCTGCTCCTCTGGCAGGAACGTCATTCCAAGCATCGCGCCATCATCACGCACCGCCCAGACGAGGCGGTCAGGCACCTGCTGGTACGCCCAGTCGACCAGCGTATGCCCGCGGAAGAAGTGCGGCGAGAACTTGGTCAGGTCGTCGCCGGAGAACCCGTCGCTTTCGAAGGTGTAGGCCAGCGAAGACACGGCATTGCCGCGTTGCTGCACGTAGATCGCGCTGTCGTTGATGACGATCGGTGGAATCTTGGAGATGCCGTTGTAGCTCTGGATGTCCGCCTTGACGTTCTTCGGTGTTATACCGGCGTCATCGCCTGCGATTACCCACTCACCGCCAGTTGTCAGCCCGAGCAGCTGCCGAAGCGGGAGCAGATGGCGGAACCGATGCACTTGGCGCGCGGCGATGGTCAGGGTGATCGAGTCATCATCTTTAACCGGCGTCGCATAGCCGAAGTTCTTGAAGTTGCCAGTCTTGCTCATCCAGATGGTCTGGGGCTTCAGATTGCTTCCGGCGAAGCACAGGCGTTGCTGGTAGTAGCCGACGGCTCCGGGGTAGTTGCCAGCGCCAACGAACGGGTTGTTTCCAGTCGGAGGTGTGTCTGTCTTGGTCGGCGAGATGTTGTTATCGGTGAAGGCAACACTGTCCGCGCGGCCGATGAAGCCGTAAATGCCGGAACCGTTGTTGTCCTTGTAGACGTTGTAATAGTCGGCGCCAGTGACCGCAGACCAGCTAAGCACTGCGCCGGGCTTGCTATCCCAGCTTGCCACGCTGGCCGCAGTTGACGGCAGACTTTCTTCGGGAACCTCGCTATCCGATACGGCAGTGATTACGTAGCGGAAGGTCGTCGTATCGCCAGAGCCTCCAGAGCGCGCGGCGGCAGAAAGGCCAGTCGGCGCATTGATGCTCGGCACAAAACTGATCGCCGCCAGCGTCCAGTTGTCGTGATCCAGGCGCGACAGTTCGCGCGGCGCATGCGACGGGTGAACGATCGTCATCACGTCAGCCGACTGAGTGTAGTTCAGGTCGAACAGCTGGGCCTCGGTGAACGGCGTGACGATTTCATACGGCACGCCAGGGCTCGACTCTACGATGCCGCCGTCCTTGTAGACGCGCATGTAGAGATCGCCGAACTCGAGGACGTAGGTCTGCTCATCGTTGAACTGGAACGGGATCAGACGTGCCTTCCCGCTGCCCTTTGTCTCGTAGATGAATCGGGTTCCAGGGCGATTCTTGACGCCCCCATAAGGCATCACGAAGAAATTCGAGCACAGGCGCAGGCCGGTCTGGTATCGGGCCAGATCGACGCGCGCGTATAGGGACGGCGCCAGTTCGCCCGCAGCGAACGACGGCTGAATGATGCTGTTGCCCATCAGTTGCGCGCCTGTATGAACTCGGATTCTGGAACCGGGCCCTCCTCGCTCTCTTCAAAGGCGAGCGCCTGGGCCTGGCTAATGGTCATCTGGTAGTTCTGCATCGCAGACGAGTAGTTCTCTGGCCGAGCCTGTAGCCCCATGGCCAGTTCGGCAGCCAAGCGCCACGCCAGCGCATTGACGAACATCTGCGGAAAGTAGGTCGTATCCTCGACGCGCACCGTGTAGACCAGCTCGGCCTGCTCCTGATTGCTCAGAATGGCCCGGCCGCCGGCCGCGTTCACGACCTTGAACGGCACGCGTTGCTCTGCAGTGGGCATCTCGAGCCCTGGCACGCTGATACGGCGCGCCTGCAGGCAGTTGACCGGGTAGCGGTAGCGAAACGCCCAGTTCTGCGGTGGCGAGCCGATATCAGCCAGCGCAACACGAGCCTCGGCAAAGGGCCAAGGGAACGCCTGCAGCACCTCGTCGCGGCACTGCTCGTAGTGGAGCGCGCACAGCTCGGCCGCCTTGCTCTGCTCGTCGATCGAGTCGATGAA